ATGTTCATTAAGTTATTTTGTTGTTGTCGATTGTCTCGCTGTAACGCCGCATTATACTTTTGCCACTGCGCGGCACGTTTAGCCGCCTTACTTGAGCTAAACATACCGTAGACGTTACTGGCTACATTGAAAGCAGTACCAAAACTCATGTTACACTCCCTGTGCTAACAAGTTGCGAGCAAATGAACTGTTGTATGCTAAGTTTTCCAATTCGTCCTCGTCATCTAGGCTAGCTAAGTAAGCGCGCAACTGCTCTTCGGAAACAATATCTTGAGCGCCGTCTGCAACAGTCGGGAATGTCAAGTTGCCGTAGGCATCCAGCAATGGCTCAACCGAAGCCGCATCCGCTTCTTCACGAGAGGCAACAGCATCAACATCTCCCTGCAACCGCGTTCTTTCATCGCCCAGTAGTTCTGAAATAAGGTCAAGTTCGTCTTGAGCTTGTGTAGCTTTGTACGTTTCACTTTTGCCAAGTATGGTATTAAGTGCCTCCTCAGCCGCCGTTACATCGTCTAGCGTGTTGAAGTCCTGCCCTCGGTATCCCTGGAGCGCCTCAAGCGCCTCTTGCTCAATGCCGCCACGAGTTTGAAGGAGTGCGTCCAGCAAGTCATCCACACTATCTAAGCCGCCCTCAATAGACTCACGGTTAGTATTTAAGCCTCCTGTAAAGCGGTCCAAATCACCAAGCTCGTCTATAAGATTGTTTTTTAGCATGTTCATTGTGGACTCATCGAAGTCTGAAACACCGTCGATTTGCGACAAGATGTTATCGACATCAGCTTGCTCGTTAGCAAGTTTACCTTCCCTGTCGGAGATTAGTTGAGATAACACAGCTTGTGGGTCGTCTGCCCCTGCAATAAGGTCAGAAAAGTCAAAATCCAAATCAGACTCAAACCCAGATAGGTCTTTAACAAAGTTGTTCAAATCTGACTGAGCGTCTTCAAGCGCAAACAAATCGTACAAATTCATACGATTGACGCCCTTAGTCCCAGAATCAAGAAGCGCTTCGTATTTATCGCGGAAGGAATCAATCCTAGATTTTTCCATGGCGCGTTTGTCTTGCAAGTCTGAGAGTGCGTCCTCTAATTCAAACGTCGTATTCTGGTCTCCAGTAAAATTAAAATCTAACTCAGAATCAAAACCTTTAATTTCGTCCTGTAGAGCTTTTAGCTGGTCAGTGTATGACGTTACATCTTCAACATCGGCTATACCAAGCGCGTCTATATCGCCTCGCAAAGAACCAAGTCTATCATCTAGGCTTGTTTCAAATCCTTTTATTCGAGCCTCTTCAGCGGCCTTCTCTTCCTGACGCCCACCAATAATTCCTATTAGCTCATCGAGTTCTGTTTGAGCGCCAGCTTGAGCATCACTAAAATCGAGCTTACTTTCAAAGCCACCAAGTTCATTTTGGGCTTTTTCTACTTGGGCCATGTATTTATCAAAGTCGGTACTCAGTGGGTCATACGCGACATCAATGTCATAATTATTAAATTCGTCCGCGTAATCACCAAAGTAATTCTTAATACGGTCTAGCTCAGACTGGCGACCAGATTCTAGTGAGCCAATCATTGCCTCGTATTCTGCCAAGTCTCGCATAAATTTATTTGCTTGGTCGAAATTCAAACCAGCAAGCGTTGGTGTAGCGAGAGCTACTTTTTGCCCATAGGAGGTTCCCGTGGGATTAAAATTTGGATTAGTTGGCAAGCCAAAGGCGTCGTAAACCAAGTCTGGTGTGTTCTGTCGTTTCAGTTGTTCTGAGGTAGCGGCTATATTTTTATATTTGGGGCTGTCCAAGAACGCCATATTGGGGTCTCCCCCAGAACTAACTCCGCCCGTCGGGGCCAGTTTTTCAGGTGGCGAGTAAGCCGTCAGACCTGAAACATCGCCCGACAAGAAATTGCCAAGCAAATCCTGTATGTCATCAATTTGATTACTGTATCCCGCTAAATCATCTACATTGTAATCAATATCAAGACCGCCAAGCGTATCTCCTAGCGTGTTAATTTGCCCCCCGTAACCAGTCAACTGTTCGTTGAAATAGTTAATCGCTTTATTATAGTCGCCAGCCTGCTCGTTTCTTGCCGCGTCAATACCCTTAACATACTGGTCGCGTTGCGGCGAGTAATCTGGGGGCGGCGGCGGAGCCTTCGGTCCTGATTTTTTACCCATAACTTATATCCACTTACACTCTTCTTTTAACATAGCAAAAACTACTGCATCTACATCGTTCGGAAAATACTTTCTATACAATCCTTCTCGAACAAAACCCATCCGCTCCATCATCTTCAAACTGGCCGTGTTCCTTACAGAAACTAAACCACACAACCGAACCACACCGCACTCCTCAAAAGGATAGCTAAACATGGTATTAAGATTCTTCCTGCTCCAGACAGACCTGTCGTCCACCCATATAGCCGCCCAAATCTCGCGCCCTGTGTAACTTGAATAAGTGACGCCACCTACCAAGTTCCCATCCTTTACGAAGCCTATAGAGGAGTTAGGCTCTGGAATGGGAGGGCATTTGCACCTTACGGCGCAGACCTTAGCTATCACATCTTGTTTGTGGCTAGTCGGCTCTGCCGCCATTAGCTACTCAAGATACTGAAGGCGAAAGTCACCTCTAAATCATTCAAGCTCGCCGCATTGGTTATATTAAAACCAATCTTCTTGTTCGCAGAAGTGGCGTCTATTTCTTGCGGTGTGGACAGCGTCACGCTGTTATCGCTAGATGAAACATTAACTGTCTGACCTACATTCACACCATTTACTTGTATTTGCACTGTTCCTGTACCAGAGGCGCAGACAACATGTACCGCATCAATTTGTATGCGTTGTTTAAAAATACGCTGGATAACTTGCGCACTATTTGAGACTGACCCCGCGACAGACTTGTAAAAACTACCAGATGAAATAGATGTGGGCAGTTGAGCCGACGGCAGTCGGCCAGACGAATCGAGGGACGCTACGCCGTTGGCGGCTCCGCGTTGTGTCGTAGCAATCCGAGACGAAAGGTCAACGGCCGCGTACTGCAATGCTGTACCCGTACCATTTACCTGGACGACTTGGCCAGCGTTAGACGTAGAGAATGTTGGCAACCCGCTTTCTGGCGACGTCTGAAGAAACTGCGCGCCGTCGTAGAACTTCAAGACGTTAGGAGACTGAGACGTATCAAGCCACAAATCACCTGTTGCTGGTGCTGAGGGGGTTGAGCCGCTAGTCGTAAGTTTCGCGGCAGACGCAATATGAGAAACAAGGCCGACTACTTTTGCTTGAGCTACATCAGCGTCTGCAATTTGCAGTTTACTAAATGGAATTTTACCAGTGGCGGTGTCTGTAAATTTTGTTTCTGTCATCAGGCCAGTGATTGTATTGGCTGATGTATTTTCAACAGTAACGATTGTAAGTATGTTGCCGCTTGGAATGGAGCTTGTCATAGTGACTGTGTCAGATGCGGCATTAGTCACATAGTCGTTAGCGCCACCCTCTCTTTGCAAGATGCCGTTTTTATACACCTGCAATACAGTGGAGTCATCATGTACAAACGGGAACACTGTCTGAGACGAAGTGGTAACTGTATCAGAGCGTGTGAAACCAGTAATCGAAGTTGCTCGAATTTTGTAAATGGTAACAATGTGGCCAGCAGTCAGGCCAGAGTTAAATGTCACCGTGTTTCCTGCGGCACTACTTGTGTAATCATTTGAGCCGCCAGAGCGTTTTAACAAGCCGTTTACGTAAACTAATAGCTCGTCTGTGGTGTCATGCGCGTAGTTAACAACGGTTTGAGCAGAGGTAGCTACTGTATCCTGACGGGTGTGAATGATTGGCGCACCAACTGTTCCAATGTCTGAACCGCTTGCGCCGCGCAGACTGTCGAGCGTAGCCAGGGTTGTCCAGCCTGTGGTGGTGTCATTGTAAGAGCCAACGCGATATTGGATGCCAGCAGAGCTATCATTACGGAACTCAATTGGACCCTGCCAAACACCATCTTCGGTGAACAGAACCTTGAGAAGCTCTCCAAGAGTTTTTTCTCCAAGTTCTGCGCTATTCAGATACCTAATAACATTTTCAAACTCAGCGTTGATATTGCTACTTGCCACATAGTTTTGTGGGTTTTGTTGTCTTAACCTTGCCATTAGCTCTTCCTCAGAATCACGCCAAACCCAATAATTCGGCAAATGCCTTTTCCGCTTACCGTTAGTTTGTACTGCGCCCCTCTGTAGCGGCCCGCAAACTTACGTTCATATTGCCTAGATAATGGAACATCAGGGTAGTTATTGTCGTCCCCACTATCACTAATCTCGAATGTATCTGAATGAATTACCTGCTCCATATCATCAGTAACTTCCAGCAGGGCCGTCCCATTCCCCGTGGCTTGAATGAGGACAGCATGCACTGACTTGGTATCAGTAAATGAGCCGTGCCATAAAACTGGGGTTTTAACCACCATGTCAGGATGTACTTCGGCTTCTTCTTCAATTTTTTTAATGTCATAAATACCGCCACTTGAGCCAAAAACTATTCGCCCACCAAGAGCCGCGCCACACCGCGCATTTAAAAAAGTACCCGTAGACCACTTGGGGTCTATGCCTGGGAACAAGGTCATAGTTAGGCGCTTAGTTAAAAAACCACCGCGTTGTGGGAAGAAAATATGGTACTGCCCCATGTCTTGGTCATAGACAGCGGATATATCTTTTGGGTTTTCTACTGAGGAAACTAGGTTTCTGTATAGGGTGTCTATCTTGAACGACAAAGATTCGCCCTCGATGGTCAGCCCGTTTTCCGCGGAGCGTCTTAGGCTATGCACCCCAGAGCGAGAACAGAATAACAAATCACTACCAGCGCTTTTTACAGTTGCATGACTTACACAACCAACATTTACAGACGCTTTATCATCAAGCGCCCACAAACCTATATCTGTATCAATTAAAAAGATGAGAGTGCGGTCAGTTGTAAAAACAGCCAATCGGCTTTGCTCGAATTTAGATAAGCCAGTAATAGACTCGGATGCACCAAGCTGGTTTGATATATCAATGTTGCCAGCGCGGAGGACAGAAACACTGTCAATAGGCTCGTCGTCAGGGAATATTTCATCATTATCTACTCGTGAGATTGCAATAGTAGTTTCTCTGCCGTTGATTCCAGCAACACACAACCGCCGTGATACGGACGTTGAAAAAGAAGGGCGTAGCTTGTCTAGCGCTGGGCTGGCATTAAAATTATAGTTTGTCCCATCGTAGTAAATTGGCGGGTTATCTTGCGAAAAAAAATGGATACGTCTGTTGAACACCGAGGTTGTGATAACACTGTTAAGGGGAAAAGCTCCCTCCTTAATATGGTCATCTTCACTGACAAGGTTGATGCCAGCGCCATCTTGCTCTGCATACACCACTTTGTCTTTAGAATAAAAGTTTACAGCATTAACGGGACTGCTACCTTTTAAGTAGTTACACCCAGGGTCGCGGGTAATTTGTCCGCGCCAGTCGCAGAACGAATCTTGACACACAGAAAGGTGTTGATTCTTACCTGTATCTAAAGAAGTTCTATCACGTGAAACATCAAGCCCTTGAAAGTTTTCATAGGCTACGCTTTTACTTGGTATACCTGATGGTGACTTAAAGGTGCTTGTCATCTTGTTGTGCCGTTATATTTGCTAGTTTGGCCCTGATGGTTACGCTTATTACTACCTTCATCTGTGACGCGCATTTGAATAGCGGTGTTTCCATTGAGACGTCGCCACAACTGCTGGCCAATTGTACGAATAAAGCTAGACGCAAATTGTTGGCTTTTTTCTGAGCCTTGTTGTGTTGCGTAGTGATATAGCAAACCGCCAACCATAATTACGTCTGGCACTTTGCGCACGTCTGACAAGTGCTGGTAATAATCTAACTCACTGCCGTCCCAGTATGGGTGCATCCGAATTTCATCTATCACCATGTTTGCAAATTCAATAAACATTAGCGCGGCGTCTCCAGATAGTGTTCCAGGATTGAAATCACCAAACCTGCGTACAGCCTGTAGCACCATAGTT